AACAAGAAAATAAGAGAAGAAAACAAACAAATGGATATGTCTGTTGATTCTACGATTCGTATTTAATTTCTTCTATTTTATTATACCAATGATTGTAGTATATAGCAAGACGTTCTCTATCATACCCTCTGATTCCTAACAGGTCATACATTTCTTTGACAGCATCTAATGTTTCGGATTCTGATTCATACTTTCGCACATCAAATTCATATACGACATTAGGCAATGCTCTCATTTCTGCTATATTATCTTCGTAGTCAACAAGTCTGTCATAAAAAACACTGATTTTAGGATCGTTTTTTGCTCTTTTTTCAACATATCCATGAGGATGAGTAAACAAGATGATGTTTGCATTCTTCCAAATCTTTTTGATTTCAATGACTTCTGGATTAAAGTGAGATGCTATAAAGAATTTATAATCACTATGTGAAACATCTTTGACATAATCCCAGTAAGATATACCTCTCCAAGGATCGATATAATCTTTTTTATCAAAACCAAAAAACTTGTTATCTGATATTCTAAGATCCGTCCAATAGACACCTTTTTTAATTTCAGATAATTGTCCTAAAAGATAATTAAGTTTATCGTCAGAAGATAATTCTCCTCTCAATTGTGCTTCGGTCATTTCTTTATGACCGAACAATCCATGATCAGATAGACTTAAACAGTTAGCCATAAATTTGCCACCTGAATAATTATGGTACCAAATTATAGTTAAGTTGTCTGTTTCTAAATTACAGTCTTCTGGACGACATCTAGCCATTTAGAGTTCTTCGCCTTCTTCTCCTCTACCATCATCGTGCCCATTGAGTTGAGTTAGTTGATCTTGTAGTTCTTTATAAGATTCTGCTTCTTGTTGACTAACAACAGGTGGTTCAACGATTGGTTCGATTGCAGGATCAACATCACCTGGGTTTTCAATTGTGCCTACTTCCCCTATGATTTCTTCTGCTGAAATATTCAATGCGACTGTAGTCGATGCTTCTTTCTTTTCATAGTCTACTTGTTCTGCAAAATCTTCCCAATAAATAGAGTCTAATTGATCTTCATCATATTTGTCATAACTATCATGCCATCTTCTATTGAACCAGCCTACTTCTGCATAATAAGCCTTACCGATGCTATCAGCATAATCATATTCACAATCTAATTCTTTGCCATCATAGTAAACTCTATCAATAAATTCTCCCATATTAGTTTCAACGATACCATATGTAAATTTATATTTGTCGAATGGTTCGCCTTCTGTTTCTACAAACCAACAACCAAAATTACCTTTTTCAGAACTGTGAAAGTTTAGAACTGGAACGTAATCATCTTTTTCTTTGTCAATATCTTCCCAATCCGGTTCACTATTTTGTGTATATGCTTCTCTACCATAAAGACATGCTATTGGCTCAAAATTAGTTTCAGTTTCTGAGTAATCGAACTTGTTTTCTTCATTAGTCACTTCGGTAACAACAAATCCGCTGTCTGCATACGCTGAGTTGAGATGTTCTATTTCATCACACTCCCACATATAATACCCTTCGCAAGGAATAGGACCTTCAAAGTCTTCTTCGTCTGCACTTGTACAATGTTCGATTAATTTTTCTTGGTCTTCATTGATCATTGCTTCTACAAATGAATCGTCTACTTCTCCGATTACTGTTTCGCCGCCATATCGACCGGCTTCGATTCTAAAAATTCTTTTTGCCATATGTGTTCTCCAAACTTATCTTAATATTATATAACCATCGGCTAAGATTGTCAAGTATTTACTATAAAAAAGGGCAACCATAAAAAAAGGAAGAGCCTAAAAGACTCTTCCTCAAACTTATTTAATAAGTGATTATATAATAATCGGCTTATTGGAAAGTTAAGTTTTGAACTGCGATTTCACCAACGTAGTCAGCCGCGTTACCGAATGATGATGCAGTGTTTGTTAACTCTACATATCCGTAACGTGTCATAAATGAAACGACTGGTTCGAATGTTGATGGATCTAGTACAACTCCACTGCTCATTAATGGAATATATGGGCAATAGAAAGCCGCCGCATCAGTTTCAGATGAACCTTTGTATCCAACTAATACTGCTTGAGTATCAGGTGCATAAGAGTCAACGAAAACACGCATAGCGCCGTTCAACGTACCAACAAACTTAGTGTTAGTAGGAGCTTCAAAAGTTCCTTCAGTTGTACGTGCAAATGCTGATGTAGTTGCAGATTGTAATACAGTTAAGGCCGCAGAACTCACAACAGCCCAGTTACCTGCGCCTCTACGTGTTCTTTGAGCAATCAAGTTTGCAACTCTGTTGATTAATACAGCAAGTGCCGCATGTTCATCACCAACATAAGTAGCAGTACCTGATACCGCTGCCTGGTTATAAGTGAACTCAGTTGCCGCTAACGTTCTAAGAGATAGTAAAATCTCCTGATCGATTTCAGCAGTGATTTCTTGTGCTAAAGCAGCCATAATTTCTGCTTCAACATCGATGCCGTGCTGAGACTGTGCGTCCTGAGCGGCTTCGAATGTCCAACGTGCTTGTAACTTACGTGACTTGGCTTCAACTGCCTGTCTTAAGATTTGCACACTGATTTGTTTACCACCATTACCTTCTAAAGTTGCTGTATCAGCACCAGTATATGAAGCGGCTGTCGCAGTTGCTTGGGCTGTACGTGAGTATGCTTGTGCAATTTTGAACGGTGATAATGCTTCTTCACCAGCAGTTACCGAAGTAGCGGCTGCTGAATTGTCAGTCAATGACTGAGCATAACGTACACGTAAAGTGTGAATCTGTCCAACAGGACCAGTCATTGGCTGAACGCCGACTAGTTCGTTAGCAATAACAGTAGGCATAACCCTTCTGATTACTGGTAAGATTACACGGTTAAGTGTAGCAATATTTCCTGCAGAGGTACTACCTGCGGTAGCATTCTCATTTAAGAGACCTTTGCGAGTGTTTTCAAGGATAACACCCATTGTTGATCGGCGAGTGCCTTTTAAGCCTTCTAACAGGGCGTCTTTTGTCTCGTCCCAACGGCTTTCTAAGAGTACTTGTGACATGGTTATTTTCTCCTAAATTTCTATGTCTAGTTTATAAATTAAAGCCCTGCCAGGCGCTTAAGATCGATAACATTACTGTCACCTAACTCAACCTTTTCTTCTTTCTTGGCAGATTTATTACCTGTTTGTGCAGTTGATACAGATTCAGTTAAAGAAGCCTTTTCGACTTTCCTTTCACTTCCTTCGTTCAATACTGCTGGTAAATACTTATCAAATGCGTTCTTCAGTTTTGGCGTCTGAACACTTTCTAATAAAGATCGCATTACTTGAGCCTTCTCTTTGTTCAAAGATGACACTAAATTGTCTAAAGTCTTTTCACGTTGAGTCGATTCTTTAATAATGTTAACTTCACGTTCTTTTGATTCAATAATCTTTATTGCTTTCGCAAGTTGGATTTTTGATTCGGCTAGTTCTTGTTCTTTGCCGTTTAACTCAGAAACAATTTTACGTGTTTCAGCCTTATCATTAAGATAAGTTGTGCTGAATTCACCTGCAAATGTTTCAAAAATCTTACGACCGAAGTTATTCTCTCTAGCAATTTGAATATCTTCTTTAAGTTGTGATAATTCACCTTTCAGATGAGATGATACTGACGTACTCAATCTTGCGGCACTTTCAGAAATAAATTTCTCTTTCAATGCTTCTAACTGTTTACGACCTTCAGCAACTAATTTAACTCGTTGTTCTACCACTGCTTGTCTGTCCTGAGCAAATTCTTTGATCTCTCTAGCCAATGCATGGGTGATAAACTTTTGAAGTTTATCTTGGTTTTCCAACTGAACCTTACGGTCTGCACGTAGTTCTTTAATTTCTTCTGCTAACTTAGTTACCATAAAGTTATTAAATTTCTTTGCACTTTCCTTAAGTTTCATTTTCGCTTTTACGCGGTCTTCGTTAATTGCAGTCTTTTCCTCATGAAATTCTTTGATTTCTTCAGTAAGAGACTCTGTAATCATCTTATCAAGGGCTTCAACCATCACACTTCTGTCATGCTCGTATCTTTGTGCGAACTCATTTCTAAGTTCACCACGAACTTGATCTTTAGCCTCAGTCAATTTGGATTCCCAAGTGCTTTCTAATTCACCTGCGACATCTTCATTAATAAGACCTGAATCAATTAATGGTTTGATAGCATCTAACATGCTGATTTCCCCTCTAATAAAGTTTAGTCTATTTTTAAGTCCTTAATGAGACGTTTAATTTCGTCTCCTAAGAACCTCTCTACTTGCTTGTTGCCTCTTGCTTCTCTTGCAATCTCTAACACTTTATGACCGTGTCTCATATTCATAAGACCTTCATAAATTGCTTTGGGATATGCATTTGGAGCACTGGGTTGGGCAACAATGTCTACTGTGATTATTTCAAAATCACTTACTCGGCCATCCAAATCGTTTACATTACCTGAACCACGACTTGAAACACCAAGTTTTACCCCTGATTCCAACATGGTCTGAACTAACTTACCCATTGGAGTTGGTAAAATCTTTAATTTTCCTAGCCCGTTTGGACCATCCATCCACATCTTAGTAATCATGTGTGATACACGATCTAAATTGATCTTTAAGTCATCTGGATGATCTACTTCGCCTAGGACCGAATGTCCTTCTCTGATTTGACTATTAAGGGTGTCAACAGCGGTTTCAATTTCAGAAACGGGG